CTTCTTACGACCACCTTTGTATGTAGGCATCACATCTTTTCTGAAGTTATAGGCAGACGACAGGCATAAGATCACTCGGTCATCATTAAGAGTTTCTTTGAAGGTATCTAGCTGATCGAAGAACATCTCTTTGGCGGTCTTTAGATCAGTGTCTAGGCTCCATATGTTGCAAGCCCCGTCTGAGTCCCAGCAAACCTCTTGCTCGGTGAATGTGGTGCAACGGTATAGGTATAAGTCGGCATCAACTAATAACATCGTCTTCGATCTCCTTCATGTAAGCATTGCCAAACTCCGTGATGATCCATCGGTTTCCCCACATGTCCTCGGAGACTTTGGTTGTGATTAGGTCTTCTGTTGCCGCGACAGCTATGATAGTTGCGGCCTGTCTTGCGTAGGCTGACTTGGTTGTAAAACCACCGAACCTAGCTCTAGCAAGGCACTCATACATCGCGGCGAGGCCAAGCATCGTCTCATCGTCAATGTGTTTCTGCCCAGCTTTGTCCGACTGAGAACTCTGCGTCGATTGGGATGTTGAGTTCATAGCTTTCTCCAGCTTCTTTCGCGCATCGTCTAAGGAGATTACCGACATGTTCTTCCTGCCCTTTCCGCACCGCGACTTGGACTTCATCGTGAATCCATCCAAGCACTGTGGCGTCCAGCTTTTGCTGTTTTAGTTGTTGATTAATTAAGATCAGCCATTTGGAACTAAGCACCGCTGATGCTGACTGAAGTAGGCTGTTGAGAGCCGTGTGAGGGGCATTGACCTTTATCTTGGTCTTACCAAGGCTTCGTATGTAGCCTTTCTGTGACGCTTCCTCGACCTTGTGTTTCAAGGTCTTGTAAGCAGGGACAGCAGTCATGAAGTTTTCTTTGAGACGCTTTCCTTCTTTGGCTCCTTTGCCGACGAGCTGTCCAAGTCTGAGGTCGCCACTTCCGTACAAGAGGGCGTACAATGCTCCCTTCGCCGTGGATCTTTCGATGCCGCCGAACGCCTTTGCGTTTGCCGTATGAATGTCGCCGTTAAGGACTTCCGTTGCATATGCACCCCCATCGTACTTAGCCAAGAAAGAAGCAAATAAGCGGATCTCAATGCCGCTAAGGTCACAACCAACAAGTGAGTAGCCGCTAGGTACTGTGAACAACTCACGGCACTCTTTGCCATACGGCAGTCTCACTGCTGGTACTTGCGACAAGTTGGGTTGGATATGGGTACACCTAAGTGTCCTCGTAGATGGACATAGAAGCCTATGACGGATCTTACCGTCACTATCGACCTTCTTCATCCACGCCTGAGAGCCTTCGCCTAGTTGGCCTAAGCGTTTGGAAATTAGAAACATCTCAGATAGCTTCTGTGCCTCTGGATAGTCTAGTGAACCAAGCACAACTTCATCGATAATCGCATGACCTTGTGGAGTTGTTTTAGATGGCTTCCATCCGTACTTCTTGGTCAGACAAAACTCGATATGCCTACGACTGCTGGGGTTAAACTCAACCGTTGTCTTTTTAACAAACGGTTCACCTTCGATGTAACCCAGCGTCTTGTTGTTTCGCTTCGGGATGAAGGTCTCTTCAACAACCCACGGCTCAAAGAGGTTCTGTAGATCGTGTTCGATCTCCTCACGCCGCCTACACAACTCAGCATACAACTTGCCAGCTTTGTTGTTATCGAATGTCCACCCAGCTTTGCCAATGTCTTCTGCGATCTCAGCGATCTCGTGAGCAAGCTGTCGTGACTCTTCTGAATGATCTTCGACATTCAAGAACTCATAGAGAGCCATGGTGACTCTGACATCCTGATCACAGTAATCTTGCATAGCCTGTGACCAGTGCTCCCAGCCGCCATCATAGTCGCCTTTAAGCATGTTGCCGCCAAGACGACTTTGTAGTCTCATGCCCCACGCTTTGAGGCTATGAGATCCATATAGCTTCTTTGGAAGAATGTCGTTGTTCCAGTTGTAGTTCCAGTCCTCGTTCTTTAGGTCGGCTCTGATCAAGCGAGACAGCACAAGAGTGTCTGTCCGTTTACCTTTGAACTGCCAGTCTGGGTACAGCTTTTCAATCACCCGAAAGTCATAACCACGCCCGTTGTGTGCAACTAGCTCATCAACGTCCAGCAGTGACCATAGGCCCTCTCTGATTTCGTCGGGGCCGAAGCTGTGTACTGGCTTACCTTGCTCACCGACAGAGATGCAATGGATGACATCAGGATCAAGACCGTCTGTTTCTAAGTCAAAGAACACACGCCTCATCTGTCATCTCCAGACCCTTTGATTAGGTCTAGTTGCATCCTGCGATCTAGCTTTCGTAAGTTCATCTCAGCTACAGATGACAGATCGAACTGCATGTGGGCCGCAAGCACAGCCGCATACCAGAGCACATCACCTAGCTCTTTCATGACAGTCAGGCGTTTTTCATAGTCCATATCGGCTAATGATTGCTCATCATCTCTGATGTGTTTCTTCAAAACGCCAAGAAGCTCTCCTGTCTCATTCGCTAGACCAAGTGCCAAATACTCAATCTTGTTCTTCTCGACAATAAAGGTCGTCTCAGCTTGTAGCTGGTATCCATCAAGTGTCATTGGATGTGTCATCACTGAGTTTCTCCTTTGTTTTTTAATGAATTTGCTCTCGCGGCTGCTTTTTGCTGTTTGCTACCAATAGACAATGCAGCTCTTATTAGCCTTCTTTTCGATAATGGTTTTCTAGCGATGTTTCCTGTTCCGTTTACGTACCTGACGTATCCTTCATTAAGAAATGCTTTCATCAGAAGTCGCTCCCTTCTTCGGTTAGTCGCGCAGTAGTTCTGCTGAACTTTAAATTGCAACACCATCCCGTCTGCCCTGACCATCGATTCTTGAGCACTGAGATGATGCGTAAATCGCTGTCTGGGTCTTCCTTATCGACAGCAAGGCTGATGCACATGTCGCTTAGTTGAGCGATTGATGCTGACCCCCGTAGAGATTGCAAGGTAGGTTTCTCACCGCCCTCAAAGCCCTTGTCACCGCTGGGTCGTCTTAGGTGACTGACAGCAATCACAGTGACGCCTAGCTCTTGGACAACTTCTGTCCTCAAGCGTGTCATGGCTATGTCAATGAGCTTGCGTTCATCGTTGGTAGCCAGCCCAGACACAAGGATGCTTATGTGATCTAGGATGATCACAGTGACGCCCAAGGCTTTGACCATGAAGCTGATGCGCTGGATGATTGTGTCGATGTCACATGATCCCCAGTGGTCGTAGAGGTAGACTTGGTGGTCAGGTGGAAACAGCTCGTCAAACGCCGCTTCGATCTCTTCTTGTGTGGCTTGGTCTTTGTTGACTGTGATGTTCTTGTTTAGGTGGATGCCCACCAAACCCAGCAAGCTACGCTTGTTAGACTCTTCAAGGCATATCAATCCGCATGTCTCACCCTGCTTGTGTAGGTGGTATGTGATCTCTCGTACAAATGTGGTTTTACCGAGTCCAGAACCCGCAGTGATCGTCACTAACTCAGCCTCACTCTTGAGCCTGATGCCACCAGTGATGGCGTTCAGACCGGCGTAAGGATAAGTGATGGAAGAGGCGGCATCTTCCTGACCTATCACGCTTCTGAAATCGGCAGAGGTCTTGATGCTATCAGGCCGATATTCACGGGCCTCAAAGATAGCACTCACGACTGCCGCTGTTTTACCTGCTTGTAGACACTCGTTAACATCTTTCATCGGGAGGATTGCAATGAAAGCCTTGCCCACTGGCAGGATCTGTGCAGCTTCTGACGAGGCTTTTCTGCCAGCGTCATCGCTGTCGAAACATATGACGCACTTATCAAAGCTACTGACGTAATCGTAGTTGTCTTTGATCGCTCTGACTGCACTGCTTGATCCGTTAGGGACACCGACAGTGGCGGCATGGTACTTGCCCATGCAAACGTGTGCGCTGATGGTGTCAATTTCTCCCTCACAGATCACCAACAGTTTGCCTTTGCTCCAGAGGTGGCTGCCAAACAGTGTCATCTTCTTGGCGTCACCAAGGATGCTGAACTGCTTGTCTTTCGTTCTTACCTTCTGAGCAACAATGTCGTTCTCTTTGTTTGTGTAGTTTGCAACTTGTACTGTCTCGCCTTTGTGCTTCGTTACGAAGTAACCAAACTTGCGACAGACATCGGCTGACAACTTGCGCTTCTCTAGTGTCTTAAACTGACCAGTGAGAAGCCCCCGTGATTGGGTTTCCGAGGGAGAGGCGGCAACCACAGGAACGCTCTCACTGGTACTGTCTGGTTGAACTGTCGTCTCGCAAGAAAAGCAATGTGTATGACCATCATCGTACAAACCGTTTGCGTCACTGCTTCCACATAGGTCACAGGGTATATGTGATACAAACGTGCTCTCTTCTTGTATTTCTGTAGTCATACTGTTGCTCCCTTGGTTGACTACTCCTTCAACCAGTCATCAGGGATCGTCTTGAACGCATACTTGAACCCATGCTTTTCACACCACATCGCGTATGTGGTCTTTGAGCCTTTGTAGAGTTTCTGATTGCTGCTAAAGACGAACCTGATTTCGATCTCAGGACATTGGTCTTTGACTAGGAGATGCTTCTGCCTATCGCTAGGCAGGAAGCGTCCCTTAGTCTCGACATAAAAAACACCGCCTGAAGCGGTGGTGATCTTGAAGTCTGGGGTGTAGGTTGTCCGTCTTGAAGGCCAACAGAACGCCAAGCGATCTTGCTCGTATATTACGTCCCTGTTTGCCTTCTTTAGTTGCTCTGCAACTTTGATCTCCAGCCCACTCCTATAACCTCGTTGGTACGCACTTTTAGAAGTCGTCAGAAAACTCATCGGTTTCTTTGCTTTCTTTGGTAGCGACAAAGCCACCCTCGACAGCACCGAAGTCATCCCCGCCGTTTGTAGTTTCGGCTGGTTGTATGACTTGGACTGCACCAAGGTTTAGCTTAACGCCAACATTGACGCCTTTGTCGTAGGCAGTAAGTGTCCCAGCCACCCTGATTACAGAGCCGCCCCATAACTGCGGAACGCTATCTCCGACAATGAGTTGTCCAGCCGAGTCCTTAAACTTCGGCGCGAACTTGCTCTTTGTCTTGAAGATCACATCGCCTGTGTCTGGGTCGCTCTCGTAGGGCATCATGGCCTTTGATAGCTTGTTGCCTAGTTGCTCTTTCGCGAACTCGTTGATGCGACCCACGAGGTCTTTGGCATCTTCGTGTGGAACAATGAGGTTGGTTTTGAATACACCGTCCTCATCGAACTTGGTGTCTGCCTTGTTTAACCACGGATACTGTGCGGTTCCGAGTGGGGTGCTAAAGTTCATTCTTGCTTGAGCCATTTTGGTTTCTCCTTCGCGGCTTTGCTTTGGTCTACTAATGTTAGATTGGTTGGTTGACCCACAGCTCTTAGCTCCAACCCAAGGGCGTCGGCTTCGGCTAATAGGTCTACTGGAATAGGCCGACCACGCATTTCACATAGTCGCGCCTGTTCAAGCACCTTCTCTCGTTGGTGCATGGTGTTCTCCGATTCTTTTTATTGTTCTTGGTGGAGCTAAATGAAGCAGTAGTAACTTTCTAAAACCTGCTTCAAATCGAGGGTGCCTTGCTTTGGCACTTCGGGTAGATCAGCTTTCTCTGGATTGTCCAGTTGGCTGACCACCTGATCCTTTAATGTCTGGTAAATGTCTTTGTTGTGGTATTGCTCGACAAACGCCTCGCGCACTGCATTAAACAATGCTGTGGTGTCGGCTGGTGTCGTTGCGAAGCTGTCGTGGATCAAGAACAGATCAGTCACGTCGTATTCATCGGCACATTTGAGTACCGTCGCATGTAAGTGTGCGCTGTCGAGGCTGTGAGTATGGTTGGCGGCACAAGCCGCACCAGCTTTACGAGAGTCCACGACATTGTGTAAGTCCTCACGCACTGTCACTTGGCTACGCTTCAGACTGCCGTACTCAACGTCATGCAAGTAAACCTTAATGGCTTTGCTTCGCTTCTTTGTGTAGCGGTTGACGACAGGGAAGCCCATTGGTGTCGTCCACTCCATCATCTTGTTTTCAGCAGAACAGGCGTCGCACAGTTGTTGGATAAACGACATACCTTCATCGGCACACTTCACAACTTGGTTCACAGAGTCCCAAGACTTCCGAGCTAAGTAGGCGGCTGCTGCTTTACCCTTGTCGCCATCGATCTCAAATGGGTTCTTCTTGTGGCCTTTCCAGTGGCCCGAAGTCATGATGGCATCGTTAATTGGTTTCATGAAGTCATCACGGATCTGTGTCGTGAAGCCATATAAGTTTGAGCCGTAATTCTTCGTCATTACGTTACGCTTGAGCGTCTTACGACCAACCTTAAACTTCTGCCACGCCTCGCGCACAAAGCGATTGTCGGTGCTCTTGTCCCTGTCGATCTTCTGTCGTGCCACAGACGCCACAGCCTCGTACAGATCTTGAGGCTTATCGGCTGGTGTCAGGTTCACTAAATCAGCTTCGTCTTTTGCGAGCGATAACGCTGCAAAATGCTGTAGGCCCGAATTTGACCCATCAAGTCCTATCGGAAAACCACTCTCGTACTCGTATCCATAGGTCAGTACGTTGCGGATCTCCATACAGGCCGCTAGGAAGCCGAAGGGCTTGTCTGCGTGGCTCCAGTATAGTTTGGTACTGTCGTCACCGTCGAAGCTCTCACGGAAGTCTCTAGCGACTTCTAGGATACGTTCTATGTTGTCGTCAGCCCATTGTAACCTGTCGTTCCAGCTTGCCTTGCTTATCTTGTCGAAGTCACCAAGGTCAGCACACTTGAGCATCAGCCATTTAAAGCCATCCTCGCCGATAGGCTTCTTGTTGTGTAGCAGGAACATCGCCTTGATGTGGTCACTGCGCTGGTGATTAAAGTTAGCGATAGGATACACGCGGCCTCTGAAGTCCCAGCTTGCACCGACCCAAAACGCCTTTGTTGGCAACTTAGCCAATGCCCTCGCTGTCCGTAGGTCTTGGCTCTTGAGTGCCAAGCCGCCATCGATCTCGCGGTTCTTGTTGTAGATGTCTCTCGCTTTGAGGATGTAACCCTTACGTTGCTCTGTGCTCATCTTTAGCCAAGTGTCGTCGTCGGGAAACTCTAGCTTGTCTAGCTTGCGTGATGATGGAAACTTGGAGAACTGCTGGTTCGTATCCCAAGCCCACTCGACAGCCTCTAGTATATCTGTGTTCAACTCAAACGGTGTGTTCTGTATTAGATTTAACGCACGAACCATGTCGTCCATCTGACCGTCGTTGATTGCACGTTTGATTTTAGCAACCTGTGTCGGGCATGTGCCTCGCACCATGGGTACTTGAGCACCAAGAGCACAGTCGAGATAGAAGCCAGCCGTTCTCTGCCAATAGTCGGAGTTCTCTAGGTCATCAAAGGTTGACCATTGCACGGGCGGTGCAACCATCGGAGTCAGCATTGGTTCTAACCACGATGACTCTTCGTTTAGAACATCAAGTCTATCTGTGACATCATCAGACATCGCAAAGTTGAACTTGTTTTTAGATGACTCTAGGTCTTCCCATGAGAAGCCGACACGCTTGCTGGTCTTTAAGCCTCGTTGTGTCTGTTGGTTCTTTTCCCATACTGTAAACAAGTCAGTCGATGATATCACAGCATTCATAAGGAGCGACCCAACCTTCACGCAGAGTTCTTTGCTCCAAGGTTCTCTAACGTAACCTTCTTTTCTAGCTATGTTCTTCATAGCTCTTTTGCGGTGCTTAACGCTTGTGTGGTCAGCCATGACCTTCTTTAGCACTCTCGACTCAAACTCTTTGTTGACTGAGCGTAACCACCTCGACCAACTCTCCATCTCGACAGCCCTACCAGCTTCAACTAATGCTGACGCTAGTGTCGCTCCGATACCGACAGCATTTAATGAAGTAGACAAAGCTATTACTGATAGAGTTTCGACAGGGACATCCTTGATCTGGTCGTACCATAGAAACTGTCGTCCAGAACCAGATTGCTGTTCAGCAATTACAGCTTCTAAGTACGCTTGGACAGCCTCTTGCTTTTGGTTGACTAAAGCATGAGCGTGATGCTGTGTCGCTAAGTTCTTATTCTTCTTGATTCTCGTCAGATATCTCCTGCGACCCCGTAGTTGCATAGCTTTCTCATTTCGCAACTCTTTGATCGTCTCAGGTGAGTTTCTGAATCTGTCGTACAGTTTAGTTAGATCGTGGAACCCGTTTGTCGTGATGGTGTTTTCAGCTACTTGCATAACCCTATCAACTCCTTTTTGAACTCAGTAGACAGCACTCGTTTATTCTCTAGGTGGACACAAAAATAAGTGCTTGTATTCATTAGGTTTTGATTTGGGTCGATTTGGGCCTCAAATTGGGGTCTTTTCGTCCACTAAAACCTAGTGAACTTCCTATTATTTACATAAAAAAACAGACCTCAATAGCACTTGGCTACTGGGTCTGCTTGGGGTCGATATATAGTTTTATGTTACTAGCTATCTATCCATATGTTACTAGCTAATGATCATTTGGATAGCTAATACAACGCACGTCACGCCTAGCGAAATCGCTACAGTGTCGCTCAAACCAACCGAACTCTGTCACAAGTTGCCTAAGCCGTTCTGTTTCGCTATTCAAATGGTAAACATCGGACATGTAGATGCGCTGGAAGAACTCAATGTACCCGCATTCTGCACCGTAACGGCCTTCAGCGTTGCCGCCTATCTTCTTTATTGCGCCTAACTCTAAAGAGTCACTCACCAATTCTGCGGCTGTTTTATATGTGATGCGTAACGAGCTTGCTACTTCTGCTGCTGTAAAAGGCTCTCGTTTTAGTGTTTTGAGCACAATGTAACGTGACATCATCTTCCGTGTCTCAGTGCTACTAAAATATACGGATACTTTCCTATACTCGCCAAGACCCTCGCCGTTGCTGGCTAAACGGTCTTTACGCTTTTGGAAGTAGTGTAATTCTTGCTCACATATCGAGGTTGTATAAGCGTCCCAGATGTTTCCAGAGGTGATGTCGTTGCCGTTATCAGGCTTTGGAGTATCAAGAGGTGCTGTTTTCATCAGCTTTGTAAATTCATGGATGTCTAGCATTTAACGCTCCTTCGTATTGTCTCTCTACCTGTTTTGCTATGTCTCGCTGTGTCGAACTCTTGAGCTTGATATACTTGTTTGTCGTTTTCAAGTCGCTATGACCCATTTGTTTAGCGATTACGGTCTGGTTCACGCTGAGATCGTTAGCCAGCCTTGTCGCGTAAGTGTGTCGCCAAATGTGGAATAGCACCGACTTGTCGTCCGAACCAAACACACGATAGCGCATTTCGCCCCACACGCTATAGAATCGCTTAGTATCATAATGATCCCAAAGATACTCTAAAGACTCGACAGCCGCCTTCGCATACTTGTTCAACAAAACATACCGTGGCTTCTTGCCTCGCCCGTTCCACTTCGTCTCTGGTAGATAGATCCATGTGTCGCCATCCTCGTCCACCTCTACCGTCGCGGTGTCGTCCGCTAACTTCAGGATCTCACCCAGCCTCATGCCAGTGTGTAGGGCCAGCATCGACATGTGATAAACATAAGGTGCCTCATTGTTGGTCTTGAGC